CCATTTGTTAGGTAGTAAAAAAGAAACTAGAAGCAAAAGAAATTCCTTATGTGGAAAGATCTTTTGAAGAACTGCCAGAAAATTTAAAAACTGACCGCGCGCCAGTATTATATAATGAAGATGTATATCTCTTCTCCCCTAAAGAAATTAGTGATTGGATTGAGGCGGTGTAATATGGATATTAAAGTCAAATTAAATAAAAATTTCCAAACAGCCTATAACCATATGAGTGAACAGTATGGTGAAGAAATGGCGTATCTAAATGGATTTGGAGATAAACAGTTATCATATACTGATTTTATTGATAATTTTATTGATAAAGATACAGTTGCTGATGCTTCTGTTGATGGTAATTCCAATGTAGGAAATAAAGATATGCGGACGCTCATGAATGAGATGCCTAAGCCACATAGAAAATTACTCGCTTTTAATAAAATCTTTTATGAAATGAACAGAAGATATGGTTTTAAGGATGCTAATGAATGGCTTGAAAAGGAATGGACAAAAGCACTTTATATGCACGATTCAGATACAAGTACATATGTCCACTATTGTTTTGCGTATGATTTGAAAGATGTCGCGGAAAAAGGACTATTCTTCTTAAATAACTTTAATGCCGAGCCGCCAAAGCATCTATCTACTTTCGTAGATTTTGTGAAAGAATTTATTAGTTTCGCGGCAAATCGTAGTTCCGGTGCTGTGGGCCTTCCAAATCTTATTCCCTATATGTATTATTTCTGGAAAAAAGACGTAGAAAATGGTTATGCTACAAAGTCTCCAGATTATTATGCGAAACAACAGATTCAACGGTTTGTATACGCAGTGAATCAACCATATGTTAGAGATGGTATGCAGAGCGCATTTACAAATTGTTCTGTCTTTGATATGAAATATCTTGAAGCTTTATTTGCTGGTAGCACGTTCCCAGATGGTTCCTTCATGTTAGATGACTTAAAGGAAATTCAAGATTTTCAGAAAGTATTTATGGAAACAATTGCTGAAATTCGTCAACATAATATGTTTACTTTCCCAGTTCTTACAATCTCTTTACTTCGTAAAGATGGCAAGTTTGCGGATGAAGAATTTGCGCGTTGGGGAATTGAACATAATAGGATTTGGAGTGACTCTAACCTATTTATTGATGATAGTGTAAATTCACTTAGCAACTGTTGTCGTTTAAAGAGTAATATTGAAGACCTTGGATATTTCAATAGTATTGGTGGTACGGCGCTAAAAGTTGGTTCTGTTAAAGTATCTACAGTAAATCTTGCGCGTCTCGCACTTGAATATCCGGGTGATGAAGATATGTATCTCGCAGCTTTAGGACACCTTGTTGAATTGGATTGTAAAGCACTTGACTGTGTACGTCATATAATTGTACGTAATGTAGAGAAAGGCTTACTCCCTAATTTTACTAAGGGTATCGTAGATTTTGAGCACCTATATAATACAGTCGGCATTATTGGTATCTATGAAACAATGAAAACTTTTGGATATACGCGTGAAGATGAACTTGGTAATGTATATTACACAGAAAAAGCTGATGCCTTTGGAAAAAGAATTTTTGAAATGCTTCATGCGACTAAAGACGCTTTCGCCGCAGATAAAGACTATAAGATTAATGTAGAACAAATTCCAGGCGAATCCGCGGCCGCGAAGATGCAGATTGCTGATGAGTTTTTCTACCCAGATACAGTAGTAAAAGACTTACCGCTATATGGTAATCAATTTATTCCCCTTGGAATTAAAACCACCATGGTAGAACGTATTCGTATTGCCTCTCTATTTGATAGCTACTGTAATGGCGGCAGCATCGCCCATTTAAATATTGATGCTCCGTTTGATAGCTTTGAAAAAGCGTGGGATGCGGTTAATTATATAGCAGACCAAGGTTTAACATACTTCGCATTTAATACAAAGATTCAAGCTTGTGAACATAACCATGCTTTCTATGGTAAGAAATGTCCTATTTGTGGCGGCAATGTTGCTACGGAATATACACGTATAGTTGGCTTCTACACTCCAATTAAATCTTGGAGTAAAGAACGCAAGGCAGAATTTAAATTGCGCCAATGGGAGCATATATGAAATTAAAAGGAATAATTGATTATGATTGTACAAATTATAAAGAACCTTGTCTTACACTTGAATTTCCCTACTGTGATTTCAAGTGCGATAAGTTAAACAAGTGCCAAGTATGCCAAAATCGCCCGCTCGCACGCGCAGAAACATATGAAATACCGGGCGAAAAAATATGGAAAATGTATGAGGAAAATCCTCTTACCAAAGCATTTTGTTTTCAAGGTCTGGAACCATTTGATAGTTTCATGGATTTAGCAGAAATAATTCATTTTATTAGAGAAGTTAAAAAATGTAATGACCCAATTGTTATATATACCGGATACGACAAAGGAGAAGATATTATCGTAGAAGGTATGTTAAGAAAATATAAAAATATTATAGTCAAGTGGGGACGTTTCATTTTAAATCAAACGCCCCACTATGACAAAATACTTGGAGTTAATCTCGCAAGTAATAATCAATATGCGGAGTGGATATTATGAGAATTCATATTTCAGAAGATATGGACATAGTTACAGCCGTGCGCGAAGGACTGCGCGCGAATGACGGTTTTTGCCCATGTGTAAAAGATAGTAAGGGTAAAGACGAATATAAATGTCTATGTCTTGATTTTAGAAAAAATGTTCCAGTTGGCGGTACATGCCATTGTGGATTATATGTAAAAGATGAAGATTAAATATTTGACTTTTTTCTCAATTTCTGATATAATAAAGTATCAGAAAGGAGTATGAGGTCGATGTAAATGATTGGTTGGATTGTTTGTATAGTATTAATAATTCCACTGGTATATCTTATATGTAAATATAGAGAAAAAGTAGAACTAGATCGTTCAGAAGCACAAAAATTAACAACTGAAGTTGAGTTATTAAAACAAGAAAAGAATATACTTCATAATAATATTGATGATCTGCAGCGCCAAAGTGATTTAGCAATAGAACGTTATCAAAATGCTCAACGTCAAAAAGCAGAAGAACTTGAATAGTATTTTGAAGGACAGAAACGCCGCAGACAAGAAATTATGGATGCGGATATGGCATAGCGAGAAGTTGAACTTGAAACTATTATTCAGTAGAAGAAAGAAACAACTGAGCGTGAAGTCAAAGAAGCACAAGAGTGGTGCGATAATGAAGTTGCTCGTTTAGTAAACGAAGCAAAAGAAAAGATTGATGCGGCTCAGAAAGAAGCTGATGCCGCGCAAGAGAAATTTGAAGCCATTCGTTAGCCACTCTTACAATACGAAAAAGAACAGCAAGAACGATTATTTTATACAATACAATTACCAGCTGAGTATCAAGAAGATATTGATTTCTTGCTTACTACAGTCGCCGCGAAAGTACAACATCCAGATATAATCAGTAAATTGGTTTGGGCAGAATATGTAAAACCAAATTTAGACGATACATTCAAACGCATTGAAATAAAAGCCGAACCTGGAATATATAAAATAACCAGTTTAGCGAATGGCAAAGCATATATTGGTAAAAGTACTAATGTTAAAACAAGAGTATCTGACCATTTTAAATCTGCTATTGGAATTAAATCAATAGCCGACCAAGCGATACATCATGCAATACTGAAAGAAGGCTTTTGGAACTGGACAATCGAAGTAATTACTTATGCAGATAAAGATAAATTAAATGACCTTGAAAAATATTATATAGACTTCTTTAAAACATAGGAGTTTGGTTATAATAAAAATGCTGGAGGCGGTGGCTAAATGATTGAAGTAAAAGAATTAGATGAAGAGACCTTTGATGGTCTTGCCAAAGAAGATGATGATCCTACATTAACTGTAGATGAATTAATAGCAAGATTCGCGCTGATTCAAAATATTAGTAAAGAAGAAGCGCGTGCACAGATCGGCGCGGATACGCCAGAAGAAGTTTTAAAAAAGATTCAAGATAAAACGATTGAAAAAATTAATTCAACAAGATTACCTATGAATCGTGCATAGAGACGCGCCTTGAAAAAGAAAGTTGGTACAAAGAAATATGCTGAAATGTTGGTTGATAGTGGCGATGTGGTTGGAGCTGTAAGCGAAACCGCGAAGAAACTTAACTATATAGATTTGATTCAAAAATTAAGAAAACTAAATGAAGAAAAAGCAAAGGAGAATGATAACGATGCCGAGACTACTAACGAAACAGACTGATACCTACAGGGTGGATACAGAAACTGAAGCGGTTGATATGATCAATGACGCGAAAGATAATCAAATAAAAGGATGCTACACTCTAACCAAGTCTGGTTACACGATGAAAACAAAGAAATCAAAGGGTGAAATCGTAGACTCATGGTTTATTGTTTCACTAGAAAAATCCTACGAGGTATAATAATATGGAAGAATATATTAATAATGAGATTGGTACTTTAGTTAAAGCTATCAATGAAATTGTGGCATTAGATGAAGAAGAACTAACTGAAGCGATGCCAATAATTAAAGAACAAATTACAAATAATTATACTAATGAAGTTAGAGAGCAATCCATTAATCAGTTAGTAAAAAATCTAGAAGATCAGCGGCTAAACCGTGAAGAAGCAGAACTTGCTCTTAAAGCAGCGAAAGATGTTCTAATTGAAGTTCTAAAGCTGGACAATTTAAATGAAGTAAAAAGAGAAGCCGCGAACTCTATGCTAGAGCCCTTATTTACTACTTTCGATAAGGCATTAGAAAGATTCCATTTATATCATATTGAACTTCCTATTAAGCTAGAGAAGGGTGCGCAGGTCCCTACTTATGCTCATGATACTGATGCGTGTGCTGATCTGTATGCCTATGAGGATACAGATGTGAACGCCCATACGTATGGAAATAAAATTCGTACTGGTGTGAGTATTCAGCTACCAGAAGGCTGGATGGCAATGATTTTCCCTCGTTCTAGCACTGGTGCGAAAACTCCTCTCCGTCTAAGTAATAGCGTAGGAATTATTGATAGTGGGTATCGTGGTGAACTTGGTGTTCTGTTTGATAATACTTCTGATAATGATATGTATGTTAAGAAAGGAGATCGTATCGCGCAACTAATGGTAATGCCATCTTACAGATTTATGCCAAGAGTAGTAGATATTTTAGAAAGTTCTGACCGCGGAGAAGGCGGTTTTGGAAGTACCGGTAAATAATGGGAACCATTAATATCTATACTGTAAGAAACGCATTAGAAGAAGAAAAATGGCAGTTAGTAAGTACTGAATATAAGAACTTAAAAACTCCATTATCAATGTTGTGCCCATAGGGTCACCCGCAAGAATAGACATTCGATTAGTGGCGTAAGCACAAGATATGTGACATCTGTTTGGCTGGTGACCCCTATAAGGTCAAAAAAAATAAGGTGCCACCAAAAGATGATGACACAACAAGAATACTCGCACTTGACGCGGCAACAAGTGTAACTGGATATGCGATATATGATAATAAGGCATTAGTTGGATATGGTCTTTTTAAGACTAATTCTAACGCAGAAGCCTGCGAACGTATCAATTAGGTTAAGCATTGGCTTAAAGCCGCATTAAATGAATGGGAACCTGATTTTGTAGGAATCGAGAATATTTAGTTACAAAGTTATGGACCTAATGCCGCGCAAACATAGGTAAAAACCTTTCAAACGCTTGCTAACTTACAAGGTGTTTTAATAGATACAATTTTTGAAGCAAGTATAGACCATGATTTAGTACGTCCAAGTGAATGGCGCAGCTATTGTGGGATAAATGATGGTGATACCCATCGAGATGCTAAGAAAAAATAGGCGCAAGCTAAAGTAAAGGTTTGGTATGATTTAGATTGTTCAGAAGACGAAGCTGATGCTATATGTATTGGTAAGTACTTTTGTAATAAAATAAAAACTAGTAAAATCACATGGGGTGAAGATATATGATTAAGGTAAAGATTAGTGAACTATTAAATAGCACAGATGTGCTACAGAAATTAGCAGGAACAGAATTAAAAGCTAAATTATCTTGGCAAGTCGGACGTATTCTCAAAGCCGCGGACAATGAGATTCAATCCTTTAATGAAACCCGTATGAATCTAATTAAGAAATATGGTGAAAAGGATGAAAACGGTGAATTGATTACCGATGATAAGGGTAATTG